ACCATTCGGTAAGGAGATTTTAGTCGATGGTGAAGTCGTTAGTCAACCGATTGAGATTGCTGAGTATTGCATTCAGAATTACACCGATGAAGGTCACACTGTTTTTGATCCTTTTGCTGGCATTGGTACAACTCTGGCAGCAGCTAGGAATCTAAACAGGAATTATGTTGGTTATGAGATCAGAGAGGCTATTTGGGCATATGGTAAGAACAGGTATGGAATCTAATATCGATTACCGTGACATGGCCAATCGCCAGTTAGGTTTCGATAAATTTTATGAGTTCCATTGTAAGACCAATGATTGCTCTCCAGATATCGCAGTTGAACGTTGGATAGCAGATGATCTAAATTTCGATTTTGAAAAAAGATGCGTTATGGGATTGTTTCATGGCGCAACTTATGCTGGACCATGCGAGTCTATGTTTGCTGATAGATTTCCAGTGTTCACAGATAATGCACAGCCTCAAGTTGATTTCTTTTTTGAAAATAAGAAACGTCTGCTGTTCTCACCAGATTGTAAATATCGTAAGATCGTATTCGATAAATTCCTGTATTCAGTAGCTGAGTCTATCAAACCTTATGGTACACTTGGTAACTTCATTAGCTCATGTTTTGATAGCGAAGACAAATATAAAAACTACCTAAAGCTAAAACAGAAATGCTATGACAACTGGTTTCATTGGGGGCGTATGGGTCACTGGTGTTTCTCAGAGGCAATTGCTCGTTTCATTGATGCTCCTATTGAACCACCTACTATGGAGTTCTCTGAGGGTAAAAGCCATCGCTCAGGTTGGGCATTCTGTATCGGTAGAGATGATCTTACAGGCGATACTATCACAGCAGCTGAATGTGCTTACCTAGAAGAAACAGCTGCTGCATATATCTCAGATAAGAAATATATGAACGCTGGTTATTTCACTCTTGAGACAGCTTGCTGCAACTATAAGCGTCAGCACAAAGGTTCTCGTTATGGCGGTTGTTATATCGACGAGCAGCATACAGAAACTATGTTGATGAAACGTGATTGGCCAGAATACGATTGGTTGTGGGATAAATACCTTGAAGGTCGCCAGAATGTTATCCCTAAAGAGCTGCTATATGAGAACAGTGATACTAAATACGAGGAAGCATACTGCAAAGATTGGACAGCAGCTTTGAGAGATTTTGGTCGTATTCCTCGTATTGAAGCATGGCAAAATAATCAGCCGCAGGTTTGGATGTCTATCAAAGATATGCCATTTTTTATCTCTGAAGCTGAGAATTCCCTGAGCAAATTTTTTTAATATGGAGTTGTGAATGAAAGTTATTGCGATAGGTGGTGAGCCTGGATGTGGTAAAACGACGTTGATGAAACGTGTCGTTGAACACTATAAGGTTGAACCAAAATATGATTCGGTAAAATTGGTACCGTATCTTCAGAAAGATAATGTTTATATCTTAGGTAAATATGATTCAGATGGTGGAGTGTTTCAAGGCACTGACCGTATGAGCATGGCAGTTCAACCTGAAGCTGTTAAGTTTCTAACCACCTTACCTGAACACTCTATTGTTTTATTTGAGGGTGATAGATTATTTACCGCCTCTTTCCTTGAAAAAGTACTTGACTTATATCAACTTAATATAGTATATTTAAAGACTACTAAAGAAGTTCGGCAAGCTAGATATGTAGAAAGAGGTAGCGAGCAAAATGAGACTTGGCTTGCTGGTAGAGAGAGTAAGGTCTCAAATATCCTATCTAATTTCGTATTAATGTTTAATGTTGAGACATTTTATAATAATACTATCGAAGAGCAAAATGAAGTTTATAACTATATCATAAAAACAGTGAGTGATTACGATGACAGATGAATTGAATTTATTGGGCACACCAAATTTTGGGGTTGAAGGTGAAGTTAAACAAGATTTGATATATGATGAATCTGGTGGAGTTGTTGGTTCTGCTAGTCCTCTTATTTTGAATAAAATAGATGTCAATTCATCTCCTAATCCTATTCCTCCACATATTGAAATGGTAAAGAGTGAGGACATTTATGCTAAAAATGTTTTACCGGATTACAAATATGGTGAAGACAAATATCTTAAAGAAATTTCAGACTATATAGTAAACACCTATAGTCAGCATTACTCCCAGAACAAGTTTCAAGCTACAGAGTTTATTATTGACTCTGGTCACGGTACTGGGTTCTGTATGGGTAATGTTATGAAATACACACAACGTTATGGTAAAAAGGGTGACCGTAACGAGTGGCGTAAAGATTTGATTAAAGTGATCCACTACGCAATCATGCAATTACATGTACATGATAATGAAGGAAACAAATAATGGAAATTAATGTACCAATTGAGAAACTACGTGAGAATAAGCTGTTTGTTGCAACGCCGATGTATGGCGGTCAATGCGCAGGTATGTTTGCTAAGTCAACAGCTGACTTGTCTGCTATCTGTACCCAATATGGCATCCCACTCCAATTTTATTACCTGTTCAATGAATCATTGATCACTCGTGCTCGTAACTATTGCGTTGACGAGTTTATGCGTTCAGAAGCACAGCACCTTATGTTCATTGACTCTGACATCGGATTTAATCCACAAGATGTTCTCGCATTGATGGCTCTTCAGGCTGAAAATCCTGAGAAATATCCTATCATTGGTGGGCCATATCCTAAGAAGTGCATCAGCTGGGAAAAGATCAAGCTAGCTGTTGACAAGGGTATTGCTGACGAAGATCCAAACGTGCTTGATAAGTTTGTTGGTGACTATGTGTTCAACCCTAAGAACGGTTCAGGTTCTATTCCTATCAATGAACCAGTCGAAGTTCTTGAGATTGGTACTGGCTTCATGATGATCCACAAGAGTGCGCTTCAGAAGTTTGTAGAGTTTTATCCTCAGTACTCTTACAAGCCAGATCACGTTCGTACCGAGCATTTTGATGGCTCGCGTGAGATCATGATGTTCTTCCAAGCTGAAGTCGATACTGTTAGCAAGCGTTACCTCTCTGAAGATTACTGGTTCTGCCAGAAGATTCAGCAAGCTGGTTTGTCGACTTGGTTCTGCCCATGGATGAAACTACAGCATGTTGGTTCTTATATCTTTGGTGGTTCACTAGCTGACTTGGCTCAGATTGGTGCAGCTGCTACTGCTGATCCTGCTTCTCTTGGCGGCAAGCCAAAGAACAAGAAATAATTATTGAAACTGTGAAAAGGAAATTATAATATGAAAATCGATTCAAAGACCCTCAACGTACTCAAGAATTTCTCCAGCATTAATCCTTCTATCCTCGTGAAGGAAGGAAATGTTCTTGCTACTATCTCTCCTAACAAGACAATTATGGCAAAGGCGACTGTACCAGTTACTTTTGAGAAGCGTTTTGCTATGTTTGATCTTAGCAAGTTTTTGAGTGCGACCTCTATGCTTGAAGATGCAGAGCTAACGTTTGGTGATAAGAGTGTAAAGATCAGTGATAAAGCTGGTTCTTACACCAGTCTGACTTATGCTGATGAGTCAATCATCAAGTCACCACCAGAAAAAGAGATCGTTCTTCCTTCTGTTGATGCTGAGTTCAAGTTTGAACATAGCTCGCTCGTTAATGTCACAAAGGCACTTGGTGTTCTTGGTTTGCCTGAGATTGCAGTTGTTGGTGATGGTACAACTATCTCCGTACAAGCAATTGACTCTAAGAACCCAGCAGGTGACTCTTTCAGCATGAGTGTTGGTACTACTGATAAGACTTTCAGAGCAATCTTTAAGTCTGAGAACATCAAGGTGCTTAGCGGAGATTACAATGTGAAGCTCTGCTCTAAGGGCATCTCACATTGGTCGGGTCCAGAGGCTGAATATTGGATTGCTGTTGAAGCATCTTCCACTTTCAACTGATACTAATGATACGGGAGGGGTAACACCCTCCCATTTTACTTTTATATTATGGAGTTATTTGAATGCTTGAACAATTCTTGTGGGTTGAACGTTATCGTCCACAGACTATTGCTGATACTATTTTACCTGCCGATCTAAAGGCAGTGTTTCAGCAATTCGTAGATCAACAGAATATCCCTAATCTTATCCTATCAGGTTCAGCAGGTGTTGGTAAAACAACAGTGGCTCGTGCTATGCTTGAACAATTGGGGTGTGATTATATCGTAATCAACGGGAGTATGAATGGCAACATCGATACGCTTCGCAATGAGATCCTCAACTTCGCCTCTTCGGTCTCCCTCAGCGGAGGAAGAAAATACGTTATCCTTGACGAGGCTGACTATCTTAACGCAAACTCCACACAGCCAGCCCTCCGTAACTTCATGGAGGAGTTCTCGCGGAATTGTGGGTTCATTCTCACATGTAACTTTAAGAACAGAATCATCGAGCCACTCCATTCTCGGTGTTCAGTTGTAGACTTCAAGATCAGTAAGGCTGATATGGCAAAACTTGCTGGTCAGTTCTTTAAACGTGTTACTGGTATCCTAGATGCAGAAAAGATCCCATATGATAAACCAGTAGTTGCTGAAGTTATTCAGAAACATTTTCCTGATTGGCGTCGTGTTATCAATGAGCTACAGCGTTATGCTGCTACAGGTAAGATTGACTCTGGTATCCTAACCAATCTTCAAGAGCTCTCTATCAATGAGCTTGTTAAGATGCTGAAGAGTAAAAGTTTCACTGAAATCCGTAAATGGGTTGGTGAGAACTCTGATTCAAGCCAAGATATTTTCCGTAAGATCTATGATACAGCTTCTGAGTTTATGGATCCTCAGGGTGTTGCTACTACAGTTTTGCTACTTGGTAAATATCAATATCAGGCTGCTTTTTGCTCTGATCATGAGATCAACCTTATGGCTTGCTTGACTGAGATGATGATGGAGTGCGACTTTAAATGAACCCATTTGATATTGTAGAGGATATCTCAAGCACCAAAAAAGGTATTATTGATGCTTCAAA